TTTTCCCAAAAATATTTGGTGTATTCAATAAAACACACTACTTTTGCAATGTGTTCAAGGAACACAGATAATAAACCGAATAAAAAATATGTTTATGAAAGCAATATACACAAAGGACATAAAGGCGATGGTTAAGCAGTTTGACCTCAACGAAGCCGAAAGCGACTATCTCAACGACATAGCAGAAGCTATCAACAAGGAGCGCACAGATTTATGTGAAGACATACAAATGACACTTCTTTACGGCTCTTACTCAAAGTCAAAGAGAAACGCAATCAGAGCGTTGCTTGTTTACTTTGGTGCAAAGGCACAGAAAGAGAATGAGCTATACAGGAAACTTGATAGAACCTGTTGGGAAATTGCAAAGGTGTTGAAATGCGGCTCTTACCAAGTCATGCAATGGATTAAGGGTATTGCTTGCACAAAAGACCGTTTCGGGAAATTCGTTGAGTGCTCGGACACATTCGGGTTGAATTATTTGGAAATAGCATAAAGGTAATGCCCCGCCTAACCAACGGGGCAAACAAAACAATATAGAATTATGGCAAGAGCAAAATACTACATCAAAAAGGCAGACAGCAAAGAAAGCGATACTGTCTTTGTAACGACACGCAAAGCAGACGCAGAAAGATATTTCAACCGCCTTTGCAAGGACTTCAAGAGAAATGTGAAATTCGCTGTTGAAACTGTAAGAACAGGCTACTTTACGGTTCGCTACATTCCTTGCTCTGAATGTACGGAATATTGGATTGAGAAATATTAAACGCTAATACATACGACTATGAAATATTGCACTTGGAAAGAGAACGGCAAGAGCTTCGTTTTTGAAGATGGCTATATTTTTAACCCCTACAATGGCGATAGCTGGTACATGGGCGAAGAGCTTTTCAAGGTCTCTTATAAAGAGCCGATAAAGAGCCAGATAATAATACAGGAGTTTTAAGTATGGAATACACGATACAAGAAATGCAAGCAATGCTGAATATTGTTTCGGCTGTACTTGGTAACAGGCGTTTTCAGCAAGGCAGTGCTTTACGCACATCAACAGTTTATGACATTGACGATTTCGACATAGCAACAATGGAGAAATGGACTGCATATTGGCAGCGAACGATTGACGCAACAAAACCGATTAAGAAATGAAGACGATAACAGACAAACAGATTGCTTGCATAAACAAATGCAAGTCTGTAATTGACAACAAGGAGAACGGAAACGCATTAGACCGCATAGACATCACCCAACTAACGTGTTCTGACGCAAGCAAGATTATTGGCGGGCTGCTTTCTCTAATCAAGTGTAATAGGTTCGTTGCACACGGCTGTAAGGTTTCTAATTCACCAATGTTTCTGAAAGCTCTTGATGATGTTTTCGATACAATAGACAAGTACCAACAACAGGCATAATATAGCACACATGAAAACAGGAACATCTAACTACACGCCTAAGTGCTTGGAGTTCTCCAAGTACTTCAAGGGGATGCAAGGTGTAACGACACACCAAAGCGAGGATATAGATTACAACGATTTTTCGGGGACGGTCTATGTAAACCGCTACGAGTTTGTCTGCATAGACCAAATGGAAGAAAGCGGCTATATGGTGTATATAAACAACCCCAACGGACACGATGGGGAACAATGGGTATTCGGGTACTACAAGACATTTGGCAGAGCCTTAAAGAAAGCGGCTGCAATCGTAGAGAAAAGAGAATACCCAAAACCGATTGAAATTTGGTAATAACAACTAAAACATACTGACATGGCAACATTAGCAATCAAAATCCCCAAATGGGACATTGAAGAAGAAACGGGCTACAAGCCTTTCACTACATTTTGGCAAGACTTCTCTATTGCCGACACATACGGCTTGCAAGCCATTCAAGACACGTTCAACCGTGCCTTTGATGCGTGGAAAGACAATTACAAGTACCTCACAGAACTTGTGCTTGTACTCAATCACAAAATATTCCACCACTATGTAGAGAAAGGCACAGAAGAAGAAAACGAGAAAGCCTCTCTTTACAATGAGCTTTGGAACAAAGCCAACGACTACGCATTGGAAAACTTGCAAGGTGAGCAAGCTGATTACTTCTACCACTTAACAGATTAAGCTATGGAGATAACAGTAACAGTGAAACTGACAGAGGGTATGGTGTATGATGCGATGAAAGAAGCAGTACAAGAGTTCTTCACGAACTTGCCCTCACAAGAGAACAAGACAGGTTTGTTAAAGCATAGCCTTTGGAGCCAGATACTACGCAATGGCAAGCCTGTTACAGATAGCGACATTGAGCCACTGAAAGACAATTCACTTGGTGAAGAAACAAAGTATAGCGTAATACTATACCGTGGCACAAAGGAAATAGGAACAATTCAAATGTAATGATATGAAACGAATAAGGGACTTGTCACAACTATCTAAAGGTTGTACCATAACAAAAATTTGCAATGGAGAAATTCAGCATTGGGAGTTCCTTATGATACACCCACACAATGAAAACTATATCCTTGCCTTAAACTCTTGGACGCAAAGCGGGGATAAGCTCTATATCCCCAACATACTCAAAGAAGAATATTATGTTGGCAAGTACGACTCCTGTTTTGTTGCACAGGAAAGAATAAGGCAATACGAGAAGCAGATTAAAAGATTACAAGAACGTATAAAGCAATTGCAAAATGGAAACGAAAACGTGTGAGATATGCGGAAAGACTTTGCCACTGTCCGCTTTTTCAAAGTCCTATAAAGGGCGTTGCAAAGAATGTGTGGCACGACAGACAAAAGAAAAGCGTAACGGCACAGCAGCCACCACCCCTAAGCCGATTGATTGGGAGCAACGCAGATACGAGATAGCTAAGGATATGCTTTGCGCTATCTATATGGACGATGGCAACGAAAAGCGTAGTGATTGTTTAGGAAAAAAATTCGAGTATCAGAGTTTAGAGGGCAGCGCAAGGGAAGCTGTCAGATACGCTAACGTACTAATTGAAGAACTTAAAAAGTATGATAATGGATAAAAAGACATTCTTTCATAAGGTAAGCCAAATGCGAGCCGCACAGCGTGAATACTTCAAGACACGGAGTAGCGCAGCACTCGCCTCAAGCAAGTTGTTGGAAAAGCAGATTGACGAAGAGATAAAGCGAGCCAAGGCGATAATGGCTGCAAAGGCAAAGCTCTTTTATGAGCTTGTGAACACAGACCCACAGACAAGCCAAGAATGGCTCAACGACCATATCAGAGCAAGCCTTGATTACTTTTTCTGTGATGCGGAATTTCAACATCAAAGTAGCTTGAACGGACATTTCCACGACCACGGATTTAGTGGGACATACGATTTCCCCACACTCGTTATTAACGACATGGGCGATACATCAGACGATGATATGCTTGAATTTAAGTACGAGTACATCAACCACAAGTATTATGTAACATTCTTAAACAGACTGAAAGGTTAGAACTATGCAAAAAAGAAGTATTCGATTTCGTGGCAAAGCCACAGGAAAGGGCAATATCCCTACAAATTGGGTGTATGGTGGCGGTTGTTTCGCTGTATGTGGCAACACATTCATATTTGCCGACCCAACCCCTAAATTTATGGGTAATGGTGTGTATGAAGCAAAAGCTATTGAAGTGCGCTTTATATGTCAGTCCACAGGACTGCACGACATATTCAAGTCAGAAGTATTCGAGGGCGATGTGGTACGTTTGGACGGAAACAAGAAGTACACCTATGTCATTGAGTGGAGCGAGAAACACACGGCTTTCTTGGCACGTTGCATCCAGACAAAGACAGGACTTGCAAACCTTACCCCATTCGTACCGATTGAAGTAATAGGCAACATATACGATAATCCAAACTTACTGAAAGGAGAAAACAAATGAAAGACAAAAGAATAATGCAAGCAGCCAACAACTATGTTGGGCATGAACCTAAAGCAGACGAGGGTATCTACATTTCGGCAAAGCGTGAAGGTTTTATAGATGGTGTCAAATGGTTTAATAATGCTATTTGGCACAGTGCAAGTGAAAGACCAGAAGAGGGAGAACAAATCCTTTACATAGTAATAGATGAAGATGAAATTGTTGATGCGAAAGTAACCATAACAGCCCTGTACGATTTCATACCGTGGAATAAGGTTGCAAGTGCCTTTAATATCAGCAAATGGTGCTATCTTGCCGACATTCTACCGAAAGGAGGCAAATGATGAATCACGGATATTGTAAATTATCAGAACTAAATAAAATTATAAATAATTATGGCAAACAAAATTAACATTGAGAATTATATACAGCGTTTGAAAGAATGTCAGAGTATGGACGATATAGAAAGTGCTCATGCTGACGCAGACAAGGTTTTGGAAGAAGTCATACTTAAAGAGCTTGGTGACGATTTCAAACAGGTTGTAAATGAATACAAGAAAGTACCCAAATGGTATGCGTAAACTTAGTAAAGATGAAGACACTAACATTTGATGTAATGCTCAATGGGCGTTTTATCTGCACGTTGTTCTACAAGTATTGCCCACTGTTCCCAATAGACAGTGAAGAACTTGTGAAGTTCGTTCTTGAAAAACGCCCTACATTAAAGGGCAAACCTTTTCGTATCGCTTTTTAATCGAAAAATAGTAACTTTGCGGAAAAATGGCATATTGTGATATTATAAGCATAGAACGCCCGCCTGTAACACGGGGCGAGTTCTTGGATATAAAAAGAATCAATGTGATTAGTTGCACAACGTATCCAGATTGTTCTTATAAAGAACGTGTGGAGTTGTCATTTGTCCCATGCGGGAAAGATGGCATGATATATGGAGTTGATAACAAAAAACGTATTGTTGTCAAACTTGATATTGAAACGGGATATACACCATTCTCGGAAACAGCAAGTGCAATGAAAACCGCCTTAATATCCAAGGTTAAGAATATACGGAATATTGATATTCTGATAAAAGCATTTCAATATAGAAAATACTATTGTGAGGTATGACACCACTAAGAAAAGTAATACACGTTGAACTGAATGAGCCGTACAACGATAAACACCATTGGTATTTTGGCAGCATATTAGCAATATACGATACTCTGCCTGTTGATGTTGTTGGCATAGCTCATACATCATTGTGGAATGTGCTTTCTAAGAACGGGAAGTACACAACGAAGACTGCAACAATAAGGCTTGGGGTTCTTCGCACAAAGCAAACAAACAGGGGAAGAAAGAAATAATGCTACAAAATACTTTCTTTTCAGAAATTTGTTGTATCTTTGCAATATAAATAAGGCTCTCAATTGGGAATCAGCGTGGATTGTAGTTCCACGAAAACAATACCAATGGTGAGCCTTATTTTTTTATTCTATGTTGTTCAATATGGATGGATTGTCCGAAACACTCCAAACAAGGCAAGTTCCGTCATGGAAATGCCTAACGATTATCCAACACTTATTACCGCCTATTTCCGTTTCAAACAAGTGCATTGTAGCCGTAGCCATGTGTTCATCAGCACCACTGCCACGATATACGGAGTTATCCAGCAGACTTTGTAAATCCAACAGAGCCTCGTTCTTTGCATCCACATCATTAAACGGTTGGTTAAGCCATTCCTTAATGCTACGGTTTGACATTGTGGCGGTCAGCCCTATTTGCGACAATGCTATTTCTTTGCCCACCAGCGCACCAACAGCAAGCCGCCTTATAACCTTTCGCCTTTCCTTTGTTTCGTTGGATAGAGGCTTTCTTACGGGTCGGTAGCCGTTAAGCGCATCCGTTATGCCTTGCTCATTGTCTTTGTAGAAATAAGGTAGTGTTCCAGCACTCTTAGCCTTTTCCATGCGTTCTGCATTGTCCCTCGCCCAACTTATAAGACGGTTCGGCATTGCAGTCACCTCACCAGAACACTCTACATTGTCTGGGCTTTTGCCATCAAGGATATTGTCTAACATCTTATCAAGCTCTCCATGCGTGGCAAGCACAGGCACTTGGTAGCAGCGGCAATTCGGGTGCCAGCCCGTCCACTTGAATGTCTTGGGGTAAATACCTTTCAATTCATCGCAAATGTCGGGTTCGGGATGGTTGTTGCTCAACCTAATTTCAATACCTACAACAAAGTGCATATCTTGCCAACGGTCATATTCTGCCGTTCTGTATGCAATGTTTGTTTCGGTTCTTGCAAGTCGCTGTGCATTTCGATATGAGGAACGATAAACGCCTCTGCCTGGGTGGTAATCTTTAGGGTCATCGTCAATCCACTTGTAAGACTGATTTTCCTTGTCAAACACCCTACGTTTCCACTTGCGCCCATAAATAGGGTTTCCGTTCTCATCTTCACCCACCTTTACACGAAAACGCCTGTACCATCTATCGGGGTCGTTGAGATATTTCTGAACGACAGTTGCCATTCTGTTTGCAGCCGTTCCCTCTCCAATAGCCAAATCAATAGTATTTTCAAGCTCTTTCTTGTATGCTCCCGTGTACCTCCACACTCTCTGCGACAAGTTCAAGCCACCCGTGCCTGTTTTTCTCGCAAAAAATGCGTTCATGGCTTCTTGGTTGTGCTGAAAGTATTTGGCGAAGAATGGGCTTTCAATCGCCTTTTTGCCAAAGACCGACTTAACAAGTTCGTCTGCGTGTTCGTTAGACTTTAGCCACTCCCTTTCAACACCCTTTCGTATGGTCTGATAGATACGGCTATACATATTGCGCAACATGGGCGTAACCTTTTCGCTATACCCATATTCAGCAAAGGAGAAAGGTTTTCCCTCCTCCAATTCTGTATTCTTCACCAAGTTAATTATTTGCATCAACACATCACGATACACCACCCTTATGTTGGCAGCATACCCCTCTGTGCGCTGGAATAATTCGGCTTGCGCTTTCTTATAGTCTATCTTTGCCATTGCTTACTTCTTACTGAATTTGTCGCATATATCCCTTGTTAGAAACTTGCTGTATTCCCAAAATGGACAACGGCACAAAATCATGTGTCCGTCAATAGCTGGGCTGTGCGGGTCGTATGAGTGTTTACAATCCTTGCACGTTAGCCCTAAGTCCTTTGGGTTGGTCGCTGTCTTCTTAGCCATTGAATAAATTTTTAATCAGTTCTTCTTTTGTCGGGAAACAGGCACTATCCAAAAAGTATAGGTGCTGCGGATTGTTGCGTGTGCCTGTGTTGGTATGCTCCACGTTACGCACGAATGTACGCAATGAGTTACAGTACACCTCTATGCCAGATATGCGGAAACAATGCGGTCTATTGTTAAGCATTGCCCAAACCTCATCACCGATATTGTATCTTGTCTTTACTTCCATTATTCAGCCTCCCCGAATACGTCCATTTTGTTCAACTCCATTTGCTGCGCAAGTCTTTCGGCTTGCTCGGTCTTGATGCGCTCCATTTCCGACTTGCTATCCTCTACCAAGTAGGATTTCTCTACATAGCTTTCAAGGCTCAATGCGCCATCGTTGTATTGCTTTGAAAGGTCGGCAAGCATTTCACTTACATCATCACCTAACGGCTCTTGGAACTTATGCCCCAATTCCAACGCTTCATACATTGCCTTGTGTCGGTAGTCAAGCACATTTCCAAGTATGGCTTTCATCAATGATGCGTGGCGGTTCATATAGCCATCATGGTCTTCCTTGTGCCGTTCAGCCTTTATGAATGCAAGCAACATGACTTTGCGGATTGCCTTTGCTGAAAGATTGCCAAGGCTTTTCATATTGTCAAAGTCAATATTGGGAGTGAACGACTTGGAAAGAATGTGCTTGTCCAACCTCTCAAACTGATTTTTCTTACTCTCGCTCGCTTGGTCCCATGTGAGGTAACGCACATCACCGCCATTTTTTAAGATAAAGAGCTTTGCCTCCTCCTCTGACTTTGGAAGTGAGTTTAGGATTTCTGCGGTTGCAACCATCGCTGGATTAGCAAAGCGGTCATTTACATCTGCGTCCACGCTCTCCATGTTTTCCACTCGCTCAATCATCGGTTGCACATCAGCGTGTTCCGTTTTTTGCTCAAACAGCAGCACAGGGATTTTACCGATAGGGTTCAACATGGTTTGAACTTCCCAACCGATATTGCCACGCTTGCACAGATAGATTGTATTTGCCGTATATACATCAATGTGGTGTAATGTGCGGTTCCCTTGTTCTGTAAGGTAGTACCCCCATGCAAAGGCTTTAAGCCGTCCGTATTGGTCTTTGAGCGTGTATATATCATCTTTGGTTTCCTTGCTCAACACGTTCAGCAAAAGTTGTGGCGTGTTATTCTCATCACGGTACACATGATAAAGAATAGCTGCACAACCCTCCGCACCCGCTGCTCGTTTGGCTTTACGCACAGAGCTGTCAAAGCGCACTTGGCGCATCAGTTCTGTGTAAGTAGAAAACGCATCATCTGTGTTCTTTGATAGCTGCGTCCACTTCACGGGTCTGCCATACAGGAACACGAGGCTAATCTCGTTGATAAACTTCTGATAAGGAATAGGGATTTTGTTGCGTTTGCTCCAACGCAAGAAATTTCCTTGTTTGTCAAACACCGCTCTGTCTTCACGCTCCATGACTTTGTGGCTACTTACCTCATAATCTAACAGATTGCGAGAAGCTGCCTCGGAACGGCTGTTAAGCATTGCAACCGCTCTTGTCACATCGCCAGCGGTCAATAGCTCATCAAAACTTTGCTGATAGCCGATAGCCGCCTTTAACTCATTTGTGATAGTCTGAATTATGCCCATCGTAGTTATTGTTAAGTTAAACCTAAAATTCTTTCTATGTTATCTGGAATGTCCACTTCATTGTAATCAAACCAACAGCGCATGAGAAACATATCTCGCCAGTCGGGAGAACAACCGATTTCCACCTTGATTTCCTCTTTCGGCTTTAGCTTCAGCTTGCCGTCACTGTCCGCTTTCCATGTTTGCAGTTGTTCAAGCTCTCTCGTTATTTGCTCCCTGTCGGCTTGGCTCACCAAATCCTCATCAATGCCTACTTCATGGGCGTTAATGTGTTCTGCGAGCTTATAACCGCATTGTGTCTGTAAGTTTTGGTAGTTCTCCCCTTGCATAGCCGTAGAGTTATTGACAAAGCCGTTGCAATCGCAATTATCAACAACACCACCGCCCACACCATCCTCATCAACAATCACCCTGTGGTTTGGTATTCGGTATTTCCTTTGCTTTGTGATTATCCATGTTTGAATGTCAGTTGTCTTGCTTATGGCAAAGCAAACCTTGTCAATGATGAAATATCCATCCCATACAGCCAAACGTGCATGGTCGGCACCAAAACGGGCAATATCCCCCGTAATGTAATGCTTGCCTGTACGCAAAGCCAACTTGTTTCCGAATATGGCGCATATATCATCATGTGAGCATAGAGCGTTGGGGTTATCGTCATATTCCCAATCACCAAGAAATAGGCGGGCAAACTTCACCTTGTCGGAGGTTGTCTTCAAGCCCTCTATATAGTCGGGGTCTATGAATGGATTTTCCTGTACCAAGCAAGCAATGTAGTAGCGGTATTCCGCAAGCTGATTAGCCTTGTATGGCTTGTAGAATATATCATACATCCAATTCTTCTTGGGGTTACAGGTAATGAATAGCTTTCGCTTTAGTCCGTATTCCTCATTCAGACAGCGACCGATACGGGTCTTGAGGGTATCGTATGCGCCAAAGTTTACCTCACCGCCCTCTTCTATCCAACCGCCTGTAAACTCAATAGAGCCGTAGCGTTCATAAAGAGGGTCTGAGGGTTTATATTGCAAGTCAAGAAAATCAATGCGTGAACCGTTGTAGAACTGAATATAGTTTAACTGTCCGTTGAAACTCCACAATTCTTCTGGAACTCCATACATGGCGCATACACGTTTGAACGTGATATAAGTAGATTGCGTGATGCGCTTCAACTCGGCACGACCAATAAACCACTTGGTACCAGCAAAGGCAAGACACATGAATAAAAGCCACACAGCACCTGTCCACGACTTTGCGCCACCAGCAGCACCACCATACAGGATTTCCACATGGTCGCTATCCGTCAGTATGGATAGGGCTTGCTGTTGCTTGTCATGGTTCTTCCCGTCACGGCTCGTTATAAAGTCAAAACGACCTCTACGGAATAGTTCCACTTTGACTGCAAGAGCCAAGGGCAGTGTTATGTTCTTATTCTTTGCCATTCTTTGCGCTGTTCCTTATCTTATCAAGTAGCGTATTGTATTGTATAAGTTCTTCATCAGACAATGCCGACAAATCCACGTTGTTTGACACGTTGGCGTTGATTTCGCCCTCTATGTTTTGTGTAGCTTTGCCAAATACTCTGTCAAAAAGCATTTCAACTGTGGAAGTGCGACCGTAACGAATATCAGAGTTTATGGCGGCTATGATGTTCAACACCCATATAGGCGTGTCCTTGTTTGGCTTGGTGCGGTCGTTTGGGTCTTTCAACAATGGTTCAAGTTCTGCGGTTGAACTCTCATACAGATGTTGTATGACCTTTAGTATTTCTTCTTTGCTGCTTTGAGGATTAACCTTTTTGCCTGTGGTGGTCTGTATGTATTTTAGCACAGAAAGATTGCCCCGACCTCGTTTCTTAGGTTGGTTCTCGGAAGTGAAGCGGTTGCCCTTTTTATTTCCTTTCTCAAATAGTGTCATTCGTTGTAAATTCGTTGATTTTTCATTTTTACCGTGTTTATCAAACACACTTTATAACTGCAAAAAATCGGACAGCGAGAAACACCGCCCGATTTATTCACTTGGTTAATCGGCTCTAAGCCTGTTCCTGTGCCTTGTACTTATCATAGAACCAGGCAACCAAACCGCCCTCCATGTAATTGTCCAAATCGTCATAGGCATCTGTTTCTTCCATGAGTGCCTCGGCTTTGTCAATTACACCTGTGAGCAACTTCTGCTGTTCATCGGTTGCGTTCCACACTTCGATTTCTCCGTTAAGCTGCTGTTTGATAACTTTTATCTCGTCAGCGGTAAGTTCAATCTTTTTCATTGTTTTTTATTTAGTTGTTTTGTAATGTCTTAAAGTTTATACTTCTTGGCAATAGCTTTAACCGCCTTTGTGTACTTGTCTGACTTTCCATGTACGGCTTTTGTAACTGTTTCTGCCCAAAACTCGCTCACATTGGTTGTAGCATACTTGCCATAGCCTTTCTTACGCTTGTCACGGCTCCATTTCTTGTAAAGGGCGTTCACTTCCTTGCCCGCAGCCTTTTGGTTTGCGCCCGTCATGTGAGCGTTCCATGTAGCGTGTGCAAGTTCGTGTGTTACCGTATGGGCAACAGGCTTATTTGTGCTTGTACTCCATCCGCTCTTGTAATTCTTGGCGTGCTCTCTTGAAACATTCTTCGCTCCTGTGTCAAAGTGTTTTCTATCAAGATATACGGCTTCGGACTTGCCGCCCCTTGTAACGTGTACTCCGTATGCACTACCGCCTAAGTCGGCAAGTTTCACGTTTCTTTGACGCACACCCATTACGGCATGATAACGTGAAATAGCCTCTTTTGTCGCTTTATACATAGCTTTATCTTTCATTTCTACGAGTGAACCAACACGGCTTATTTTGCCCTTGTATTGTCCACCTCCGTCATTGGTTCCAGCCTTAACGCCAGCACTATTTCTTCCCATAGCCGTTTACTTTTTTAGACGATAAAACAATGAGGGATTGTCAAGCACGCTGTCAAGCACGACCTTTCCCTGTTCTTTTGCCTTGATTTCCTCTTTGAGTTTATCAAGTTCCTCACTTGTGAGTTGGCTTTCGGTCAAACCGTAATCATCCAACATTTGCTTTATTTTATCTTCCATATTGCAAAGTTATATAATTAGTTATTCTTTTTACTATAATCCCAACCGTACTTCTTGGCAAGCATTTTCATAACCTTGTGGAAATGTGTTACTTCTGCTCTTGCAATGTTGCTTTCATTCCACTTTGTTTGAATGAGGTAATTGTGTCCTTGTTTTGATACTGTCCTATTCGCATCCGCAAATGCCTTTGTCGCTTCATCTGCCGACACGCCCCAACCTCCCTTTGGGCGTTTTATCGGAAACGTATATGTTGGGGTTACTGCTCGCATTTCTTTTGCATTTACCTTAATGGCAGACCTTATATCATCACTTGAAAACGAATTACCAATGCGTCTAATGCCACTTTCACCAAGTGAACGAGGGTGATTGTGGGTCAATATACTATTTGCGGGTATCTTCTTAGGGTCAAATACCACCTGTGCGCCCTTGCCACCTATTGAAGAAACAATATCGCCATTGGAGTTGAAGACGTGCAATGTTTCGTCTTTGTTGCGCCTATATTTCTGTTCCATGCCGACAATGTTCTTTACCATCTTTGCAGTATATCCTTTTTCGGTTGCTCCCTTGGAGCCGCCAGAACTTCCACCCTTACTGCTTGATGTTATGCCTCCGCTGTTTCTTCCCATAAGCTACTTCTTTTTGGCATTGATAAAATCGGTAATGTAGAGCAATCCATGCTTTCGGCAAAATTCTTGCACTTCTTCACCACCTCCATATACAACCAAGTTGGGGCGTTCAAGCCCGCTTATCTCCTGTGCTACTTGTAGGTCAGACTTCAAGCTCTCCATCCAACCATCCAAACCACGGGTAAAGAAAGCATTGTACCCCTTGGGAATACCCATTTTGTTGTATTCTATAAACTTGTGGCTCACGTTAAGGTCTGCATACACCTTTATTCCGCACTCTTGGAAATAGCGTGAAAGCCAGCGTTTCTTGTAAATGAGTTGAAGACCCCATGCAATAGGTGTTTGGTCGTGACAACTACAATTTGGCTCTACTACCGCCTTGCATCCACTTGTGAGTATCTTTATAGGGTCTTTGAACAACGCTTCAAAGCGATAATCATCTACATAGAAATGATAAGTCGCTACATCTTTTCGTAGTCGGCTATTTGCACCCCAAGGACTAAGCGGCAATTCCACCTTGCCAGCTTGCTGTTCAAGCAGAAGATTGGGAATTTCAAAGATGTTGTCGCTCTCATACAAGCAATCGTTATACATGGAACGGTAGAAAGCCTCCTTGTCGTTCACCTCATCATCGGTGCTTCCGCTTTCGGCTTCATCATCATCTTCTTCATCGTCTGTCTGTTGCTCGACCTTTGCAGTTTTCTTTTTGCCCTTTGGTTGTTCTTCTTCATCATCTGGAAATGTGATTCCGATAAAGTCAAAGTTCACATCTTGAAAGGTTGGCTCTACTGTCAGAGCGTTGTAGTCCCAATCGCCATTATTGATGTTTGAGCGCAATATGATGTCAATGCGCTCATCTTCTGTAAGGTCAGAATAAAGCACGGTTGGAACTTCTTTTATTTTGAGTTTCTTAACCGCCTTGAGGCGTTGGTTGCCAGACAACACTACAAGTTGTCCGTCCTGTTCCTCCAACGCCATAGGCTGATGTTCCCAAAAGCCGTTAATGCGTATAGAGTCCACCAAGCGGTCAAACTCTGCCTTTGTAATCTTGCGAGGGTTGCTTGCCAATGGGTGCAAGTCCGAAACCTTGCGGTACTTCATCTGTTCAACATTCATCGCTCACCTCGCTTTCTTCTTTGTCAGTAGTGTTATCCATGCAATCGGGGACAAGGTTATCCTCGTCCTCAATTACACAGAAACATTTGCGTATGTATTCAGCCAAACGTACAAGGCGGTAGTGTTTCCTGTATTTGAGGAACACAATCCGACTTCCATCGTTGGTATCAACGCCATAACCATAGAAACGCCCTCTGTAATCAATGGGCAGCTTAACCGAACCTCCATAGATATACAGATATTCGGCACCAACCTTTGTGATTGTTGCTGTGCGGTTGTACTTGCCATTAAGGAATATAACCACCTTTTCGCCCGCTGTCAGCGGTGCTTTAGGCAGCAGTTGCGCCACCTTTTCGCCTATCCATTCCCAGCCGCCCAGATAAAGGACTCCGAAAAGGAGTAAAGCCGTTGCTATGCTAATTATTGCCGTTGTCATACCGTTGTGATTTACTTGGTGAATGTACTTTGCAAAGATACTAATTTTGTGTTTAACAAACACATATTTAACGGAAAATTTGCTTAAAGACCGTAAACTAACATAGCCGCATCCCTGTTATGCTCATTTGTGCGACTTTGCCAGCCCGTTATTGCCTTGAAACTCTCGCCTGTAAGTTTGGTTACATTTCGCTTAGGAGCAACCATTTCGTACTTGACATTTCTTTTCGTCTTGCACAAGTCTGAAAGAAAATCATCCCAGATGCTTGCATCACGCTTTACAGAGCCGACACCTTGCAGTTTCTTCCGTTCTTGCTCACGGCTCATTCTCTCTGTTCCGAACCATGTTCTTTGCCGTGGGTCTTCGACACGCACAACTACCTCAATACCCGATTGGACATACTCATTCACAATCTCCATTGCCTTGTGTATAGCCATTGTTTCAAGCAAGAGAAACTGCCCACTTCCCCATATAGCCACGCCTGTATGTGTTCCCGTGTCTATGCCGATATAAGCCTTTCCAATTATCTTAGCCATTGCCACGTTTGATTTTGATATACTGATTACCTGTATTTACATACTGTAAGGTCATAATGTACATAACCCTGTAAAAACTATCACGCCCCGCCACTTTGATAATGTCCTTTTTGAGTTTACGAGGTAAACGAAGAGGCGTATTCCTGTCTTTCTTTCCCATGTTACTTTGCTTTTTTATATTCTTTCATTGCCGAGTGCAAACTACTTGTGCTGTCAAGCAGCGTAATGAGTCTATCAACATCAACTGTCTTTTCACCGTCCAGATATGCCCATACGCTACGCAATGCGTCCGCAATGGCTTTAGCTTGCTTACTGTCCTTGAGGGCACTCTGTACCTCTTTGTTGGTTGCCGTTGTCTTGCCGTTAGCCTTTGCAGTCCTTAGAGCTGTCTTCGCTGCCCTTACTTGGTCGTTCTCATGGGCGTATGTGCTACTAATCTCCCTTGCTGCCTTTGCCGACAATTCACCGTTGGCAATTTTGTCTTGCAAGTATTGCGGCAAGTCCAACAGCGAGAGGCACTTGCTGATAAATGCGGGCGATTTTTTGAACTTTTCGGCAATCTCAACTTGCGAATAGCCAAATTCTTCTTTGAACCGTCTAAACATTATAGCGCACTCCAATTCAGAGAAACGCTTGCCCTCATTGCGCATCATCTGTTCAATGTAGAGTTGTTCGGTGGTTGCGCCCTTTGGAGCTTTAAGAGCCTTAATGAACGGAATGCTTGCACCCTCACTTATGGCAAGCATGGTCGCACGGTATCTTCTTTCACCATCCACCAGCTTGTATTTCTCCACTCCATCCTCCTTGAATGGAATGACGGTAACGGGGTTAAGCACACCGTTTGCCTTTATCTGTTCTTTGAGTTCGTTCAAATCGAAATCTCTACGCACGTTAAATCCGTCCATAACCACAATGTTACGAGGGTCTATCAGAAATAGGTCTGTGCGTTTTGTTGCGTTCAATTCCATATTAAATTTGTTTTTTGTTAAAATACTATTCCACAAACAAGCAAGTAAACATTGTAAGCCACGTTGTCGCTTGGGTGTTCATTGCAATATTCACCCAATTTTCTTGCCATGTCCCTTACTCTTTCCTTTTCTCTTTTCAGCCTCTGTATTTTCATACTGTATGCCGTTAGAATAAATACTGTTGCCGTTGTTCCCATTCAAGCCGCTTCATTGCCTTTTCAAAGTATTTCGGCAAAATCTCACAGCCTATGAAGTTTCGTTTCTCCAAGTAACACGCAATGGCGGTTGAAAAGCTACCAGCATACGCATCAAAGATAGTATCGCCCTCATTGGAGTGTAACATCAACAAGTGGCGCAACAGATTGATTGGCTTTTCGGTTTCGTGTAATCTGTTCTTTGCCTGTGGCGGTTGGTCGTGAAAGGTTTTCATTTGCAGTTCATATCCGAGGTTGTTGTAAGTAACACCCTTTGAACGGACATAAACTATAAATTCAAGATTGTTGATGTAGCACCCATTCCCCAACGGCATAGGGTTTGGCTTATCCCATACGAGCAAAGTTGCCACATATCCCTTGTTTTCCCACCATGTCATTATTCGCCCGATTTGCTTGTTGGAGCAAAACACGCAAATGTTCACGCCTTTACAGATACGCTCAAACTCGCTAAATACCTTGTCGTAGTCAATACCTTGCGAAACGAAGTAAAGGGAGCTGCTCTTTCGTGATTGAATTTGCTTTCGTGTGCAAAAATCACCATGTGAGCCGCCACCGTTCAAGTCCAAGTCGTAGGGTATATCAGAAAGTATGAAATCAACGCTGTTGTCTGGCATTTCTTTCATCACCTCCATGCAATCGCAATTATAACAAATGCAATTGCCCAAAATTATGCGGTCACTCTTCATTGTCAAAGTAATCTTGGCTTTCGTCCATGAAATTGTCAAGCGCATCATCGCACCATGTACCCTCACAAGTACTATCGCATCTATGGTCTATCTCGCCATTGCGCCACGGACAGTATTCACAAATTTCTTCACCAAGTATATTTTTGTATTCTTCTCTGCTCATAGTCGTATCTGTTAAATAGGCTAATATCTGAATGGTGTAAAGTGAATAACCACACCCTCGAAAACATTGCTCTTGCAACCACACTTGCCAAAGAAATAATCTACGAAGTCTTCAACACTCAATCCGTCATTGTTGGCAATGTCTTCTATCGGCACACGCTTGTTGTCAATCCAGCATTGGGGCAGCGCATCGTCAGACGAATATGTCATTGTTATGTGTTGCAGTCCTATCTGGGCAAGCCTCTTTATCTCTCGTTGTTCTGAACGGTACGGTCTTTCCGTCCATTCACGAATGGAAAGTATCTTCTTTCCGCTGTTCACCTCATCACAACGCTTTGCCCACAATCCGCTTGTATCCACACGCACGGTATGTATCTTGTGGTTTGCATAGAGCAAATTTGCAAACATTGTAGGCATTCCAGCCTTTTTGTGCTTTGCGGGAAACATTCTGTTCAACATCAATATCACGTTCTTCTTCATGTTGTCTTTATTTTAGATAGCCACTGTTCGTAAACTCTACTTGCGATTTGTGCAATCATTATAGGAGGTACGCTCATTCCACAAACGTAATATGGCTTTTGGTTGCCAAAATCATAGTCAGTGGGGAATGAGGACACCTTGCATACACTTTCGTTTGAAAGCCAGTTCATGCCCCAACTTGGCATAGGCGAGGCTTTTTGCCGATACCCAGCTAATATCGTGGGGTGTACCATGTCCTTATCTACCAAGGCGCATTGTTGGTATTTCGTTTCTTCGCCATTTTTCAACCGCTTGTATTCGTTGATGTAGCAAGGTGTCGTTATCGGGTCCCCAAGTGTGAGGTGTGCCTCCTCGCACGTTATGGGTTTCTCGTTGAAATTCAGATTGATTACAGGGTATGTGTCAAACAATGTGTGTGCGGTCGGTACATACTGTATGAGGTCGTTCCTAAGACATACAAAGAAAACTCGTTCCCTATGCTGTGGCACACCCATGTATTGCGCATCAAGCAAGAAATGCTGACAGGAATACCCCGCATCCTCAAACTCCATGTGAATACGTTGGACGTATTTCTTGGCAGCACCTTGGAGCAAGCCTTTCACGTTTTCAGCGATAACCACCTTTGGGCGCAACTTGCGCACTACATCTATGAAATCGAAGAAAAGAGTATCAAGCACTTGCTCTGCCTGTCCCTCTCTGAAACGCTTTTCCTTTCCCCATGTTTCCTGTCTGGTTCTTGCCATTGCAATTGTGAACGTTGAGCAAGGAGGCGAACCGTCCAGAATGTCAAGGTTGTACAACACATCGGGAAATGCAGTCCTTTCCTTGAATGTCTGTATTGGTTCAAGAAAGGCATAACGAGGGTGGTGGTTCTTTTCGTATAAGTCCATAACTCGCATGTCTATCTCGTTGCATCCAACAACATCAAAGCCAGCTAATTTATACCCCATAGAACTACCCCCCCCACAGGCAAAACAACTGAATACCGTGCCTTTGTCCTTTGTAAACTTGGCATTTTTCAGCGTCCAGTCATAACTGAATTTATGTTCAATTTGTTCTAACATTGTTCATCAAACACATTTTATGAGTAAATAAAAAAGGCTACTTGCGCCTACTACCCCCGTGTAACTCTATCACGTTGAAACTCTTGAAGCGGTCTATCAGACGGCTTTCAAAGCGTTCTTTCAGTTCGGTAACAGTAAGGTTGCTTGTAATGTGATACCGCTTTCCGTACTGTTGGTATATCTCATAGCGAGCGAAAAGAAATTCATCGGTAATCTGGGTAAGCAGCGTTCCGAAACTCTTTTGCTTTTCTGTTGCAAGTCCGAGGTCGTTAAGACATACAGCAAATGGCATAACACCATCGTAGCACTCTTGCGAGCTTGCGCCCTTAACCTCATTGTAGGTGTACTTGTCAATGTGTCCATACACCTTGTGGTAGTTCATAAGTTGCGTCATACTGATATTGCGAAACATATTCTCGTTATTGGTTACTCTTAGATAGTCAGAGAATATTTGCATTATCATTGTCTTGCCTGTGCCTGGTTCTCCAATAAGCAAGATATTCTTGTGCAACTTATAGTTTTCGTTGGGGAATACGTTTTCTGCTAAAATGCAGTTGTTAAAGTAGTAGGTTAAGAAGCGCAACACCTTAGAGTTGTATTCATCAACAATAAAGTCGGAAAACTCACGCAGCATATAGTTCTTGCCAATGCTGACAATGAGATTAACGTGCTGTGAATACTCTTTAGGGTCTGTTAGGTCGTATCTAAAACCTTTCAGAATACCCTTTCTGTGTTGGACTGTCAGAGCTTCCGCCCGCTGTTTCGTCAAGTGGAATCGTTCCGCTTGCATATCCTGTATGATTTTCAATGCTTCTTCCTGTGTCTTGGGCAGTTGAAGCTGCTTTCCGTTGAGTACCATATTTAATATATTCTTCGTTATACCTATTAACTACCCAATTAAGGATAGCCTTATAATCCGACTTGTACCGCTTGCCTTTTGAACCTTTGTAGTTGTCAAGTATCTCTATCATCCGCTTTGCCGCATCCTCTCCGTGTTCGGCACAGAGCTTGGCGTATTCATCACGGGTAAGTGTGACACATTCGGCATAGTTGTACTTTTTCTTTTTCTCCACCATTTGCTTTTGCTTTTCTGTGAGTGGTGGCGGTGCATCATCGCTACTTGGCTCGTTAGGGAATAACAAAGGCTGTTCTTGTTTAGAAGTAGGCGGTGACTCAATAGGGCTTGGCGTTGCAGCCTTATTCCCTTTTTTCGGTGCTTCGCTAATCCTATGCTTCATCGCATCACCGCCTTTCTTGCCAGCATTGCGCCTTTTTTCGCTTATATCAGCTTGTTTCACCATGTCAGCGGAATAGTACACGCCTTTGTGTTTTAACGACAGCACACCGCAATCTATGAGTTCCTGTATCGGTTCATCATCAGTACAACCAGACAATGCTACCAGCTCGTTAAGCGTATATGGCGCATTGTTGGGCTTTACCAACATTCCACGTTGGGAACTTTCCCACATATAGCAGAGCAAACCGACCCACGCACCCTTAGCCATAAGCGAAAGGGTATTGACACGAGGGTCTGTAAGCCAAGCCCCCGTGTCAAAAGGCATAAGTGAGTGTTTCCGCTTATCTGCCATACCCTTAGTGTTTATGCTTCCATAATGGCAATGTCGGGCGCAATCTCACGGATTTTACCTACAACATCGTCAATGCAACGGTCACGGTACTCATCTGCTACCTCCTTGGCACCAGGCGATACGAGTTGCAAGTACACCTCTCCGTCTGAAAGGTAATGGTCGAACTCCACAACAATAGGTGTCTTCTCCGTACCTTTGAAGATGGCGATATTGACAGTGAAGTCCTTTGGCAGATTGCTTTCCACCTGTGTACGGTACACATCAGCACGACTGCCAGACGGGTCACGCTGCTTCTCAATCTCTGACTTTGCATTTGCAGTGAAGTTCTTGAGGGCAGAAACGAGTTTCATGTTTTCCTCTTTCTTGTCGAACACGGCACGGTTAAGGCGTAAGAACTGTCCGAGTTTTGCGGGATTCCAGCCCATCTTCTCATCGTTGATGTGGAATTTCTCGAAGATTTCAGAGTAAGCAGCCTTGCCTGTGAATGTGGACTTGGTGTAGTTGTCACGCTCGTTGATAGTAAGCGTGATAGTCATTGCCTCACGGTCCACAACAATGTTGGCTTCCTTCTGGTCAATCGTATCAACTCGCTTAACGAGCCAATCAAGCGGTGTAGAAAGCACGCCCGCAGCATCAATGCTTTCGGGCTTTTTGAGTTCCAACTGCTGAACCTCTGGTGCAACACCCTCACGCAATACAATCTCAATAGGCTTTTCGCCTGTGTAGTTGCCGATATTAACGGCAATCTTTTCGTTGTTCTTTTCCATTTTTCTTTTGGTTTACTTAGTGAATAAATTAGTTGTCTGTTCCTGTTCTACGCACGAATTGCATAACAGTACGCTGGCGTTCTTCTGGGGTAATCGGGCGTTCCTCCAACTTGTAGCCTTCGGGCGAGTAGAATGCAGTCTTTCCCTCGTCCACATCTACAAACTTGAAGCAATCTCCCTTAACGTACTCGCCACGGGCTTTCAGCTCGTCAAGGATAAGTCCCCGTCTTTCCAGCAGCGGCTTAATGCGTCCCTTATAGTCCGCTCTGATTTCAGCGAGTTTGTCTTCAAGCTCTGACACTTGGATAGACACGTTCTCCAGCTCCTCACGCCTTGCGTTCACTTCGTGCTGTTCAAACTTGCGTGTGTAACTACGCTCTACGATTTGGTCGCAGTTGTCACGCAATAGCTGTTCCCTTTTTTCAACGGGTTCTTCAGCAAACATTAAATCTTGCATAACTTTCTGTTTTTGGTTCAACAATTATTTTAAGCGTTCTCCAACTTTGAAATTGTATGCGAGGTATTCTGTCCACAACTCCAAGAACTGTGCTCCAAAATATCTTGCCTTTTCGTATGTATCAAGGCACAAGCGGAAGCCACGGGACGCAGACGAGATCGAGGAACGATAAGACGCAAACGCATACCCCCAGCCCGCAAGCGCACCACTAGTCGCATAAGCAGACAGAAGCAAACCCCTTTCTTCGCTATCCATGCACTCCACTTCATCTTTGGTATATAAGGCAAACCAAGGATAGTAATAGGTACAATTGCCGTTAGGGTCGGGATAGACCTTAACATCACCACCCCAAAGAGCCTTGCAAACAAGCTCCAACTTCATAAGGGCGATAATGTGCTTTGGTACTCCAGCATTAGTTAGCGTAACCTCATCAATCTTTTCACCAAGCGCAGTGCAAGCGTCCTCATAGGTCTTGATAGTCTTGTAATCTTTGAGGTTTGGAATGTTAGGGCGAATGTCTGTAACATAAGACCAGAATACAACATCTTCGTCTTCTACAACCTCATTCCAATCCTTATCATCAGATACGAACTGAAAAGACGAAACGTTGTTTTGGCTGTCAATAAGCATTACAGGAATGATGTTGTTTTCATATCCTTTGTTGCTTGGTTTCTCACTTGGCTTTCGCCAGATACTTTTGAGGTATTCCTGTACCTCAACCGATTTTGTTTCTTTGTTCATCGCTTAACTTTTTGAGTTTCTGAATATTCTTTTTTGTCAATCTCACAGCATTGTAAACCCGTGTGCTTGTATTGTCGGGCAACAACTCTAAAATCATTGGAATGTGTCTTACCAAGTCAGTAACCACATTGTTAGGCACTTGTATCATCGTTAGTTCTCCAATATTTATCGGGGTCGGGTATTTCAATTCCAAGGTATTCACGCCCATACTCCCTTAGCTTTTCGCAATATGTGGAGAATGTCAGAGTGTCCATAGTTGCAGTTGATGTGGGAAACTCCACTATCTCGCCCGTGTGCTTGTTCACCACACTATCCTTTGCAAGCATATTCTTGAAGTATTCGTGTACTTGTTCAACGCTCACAAACTCCCAACCAGCCTCTAAAAGTGCATCAAGCAGCATTGGGTATATGCAACCCCACAGCCACCCGTTTTGGTCGTTAGAGCGTGGCTTACGCATACGCTTAACCTCAATGCGATACATTCCATCACAGACTTGTGCAAACCATTCGTACAATGGTTGTAGCGTGAATAGTCCTTTTCTTTTTTCCACCAAGACCTTTGCCATATCAGAACTTTGTAATATCTATGCTAAGATTTGGGGCAGCAGCATACACCACCTTTCCCGTATGTCTTTCGATTTCAGATACAAATTGCAACCTGTCGCTGTTGTGGTCTGACAAGTGCAAAAGCACTATGTTATACACATTGGAAAGGTCTAAATCAGAGAGTACCGCCTTGCACGTTTGCAGTTCCATGTGAGAATTGGGCAAGCGGTCTATTTGCGTCTTGGGCGTTAGTCCAGCATTGACAGCTTCAATGAGCTTAGGCATTGAATAGTTGCACTCAATCAAAACGTGGTTAAGATTAGAGAACAAGCTAAGACATTCGCAACTGTCAGTAAGAAACATCACACGCCCACATTCGGGGTGTTCTATGAGGTAGCCCACACAAGGGACATCATGGCAAGCGTTGAACGGCAGCACCTTAAACCGACCGAGTTTGTACCCATGTTTGGGAACAATGGGAACAGAGCGTGAACCCCATACACCCCTTGTTTCCCAAACATCTGGCAAAGCCAATGTGTAAAAGCCATTATCTACCATAGCCTTTATATACTTGGCGTGGTCTTGGTGTCGGTGCGTTATCAGACAGCCAACGACTTTTCGCAGATTGTAACCCAAAGCCTTTTTCACTTCTTGGAAGCGTACTCCAGCTTCAAGTATAAGAGCTTCCTTGCCGTTGTCAAGAATGTAACAGTTGCCGCTACTGCTTGAACCTAACACTTTCAACTCCATAGTTCACTTGGTTAATCAAAAGCCTGGGTCTGGCTCTGTTTCCTGTCCGTCTTGCTCATCACATTGTGGCAGTGACTGAACATCTGTAACATCTTCGTACTCCACATCTGCATCGTCAAAGGCTTCGGGAGATTGAGCGACAACAGTAACATCTGGCTTGTCTTCCGTATCGCCTTGCGTGTCGGATGCAATGCCCTCTTGCAATGATACCGTGAGATAGCCATATTTGCCCAAGAGATTGCGTAACACGGTCTTTATCGCCATAGCGTGAAAGTTTCCTTGCCAACCTACTTGTGAGCTGTCAGCATTGACAGGCAGCTTTGCGAGGTTTAGCAGCGTGTCAATAGTAACACCCTTGTTGTATGCTATCGCCTTAGAGTAACGCTTAGCGTGTGCCGCCATATCCTCAACGCTCATATAGAGAGCCTTGTGGTAGCCGTCCACCAACTGAATGTAAGCAAAGTAGCCTACGACCTTTTCAGATACCTTACGACCCTCAACATCAATCTCGCCCGTCAGTTTACTTGTGCGCTGTAACTCACCCTCGTACACGACATCAGCGTTAATGATAGCATACTTGCCTGTACGCATTGCAAGCTGATACAAGCCCTTGTAGCCAATCTGAAAGACAGGCTCGTACTTCTTCACACGGTTGCCTTTCTCGTCAATTACCGTGTTGTAGTACGGAATAATGAAAGCCTGTCCCAACGCCTTGTTGATAGGCAAGTGCAATACCGCTGCTTTCAGAGCTTCTTTCACCACTTGGTTAGGGTCGCACAACTGTAACTTGCTATCCGAACTATACAAGTCTATGAGTGACGCAACGAATGTAGAGGCGTTCTTGCTAAGGGCGTTCTTGAACTGTGTCATTACCGAATCAGCGTTAAGCACTCGTTTCAGCGTGTCTAAGTTCTTCGCTTGTGGCTTCTTTGCGACAGCACCGCCCTGTTGTTGCTGCGGTGCAGTCATTGATTTCTGTTCTTCCATATTGATTACTCTATAATGGTTAGCTGTTTATCATTGCTTACCCTCAAGTTCACAATTTGCGAGATAGTAGGAATGATATTGTTAAAACTCTCTCTGTTGTCAATGAATATCGGTGCCGAAATTCCCTTTGTTGCACATATCGCATTGATAATGTCCAAGCCAGCGTTCACCTTGCCGCAAGCGTTTACATCTGCATAAGGCACACCGTTCACGCTACAATAGCAAGTGATTTTCTCGCCACCGTTCTTCTGGTCTTTGACAAAGGAAAACGAAACGACACTAAATAAGCCGTTGATGCGTTGCATAAGAACTTCATCTTTTGACTTCTGAAAGCGTGTGTAAACATCTTCCCAACGCTCCAAGTCTGCCTTGGCTTGATTGTTGGAGATACGCTTTTCTTCAAGTTCTGCCACCTCTTTGCTGACACGCTCAATCATGGCACGTTTGCCAAGTCGTTTGTTGATGTCGGCAATCTGGGCGTTGATGTTGTTCTTGCTGCTTTGCAGTTCCGACACATCAGCTTGTGGCACCTCAATTTTCAGTTGGTTGTCAATGTCCGCTATGTCATTGCGCAAGGCAATACACTGTTCATCAGACGCAATGGCTTCGTCCGCATTGCCAGCAACGGGGATATGCGCTTTCTTGATTTCGATATTTCCCTTAATAGTAAGGGCTTCGTCTTCAAGTTTGGCTATCTGTCCTGTTAGTTTGGTCTGCTGCTCGACAGCCTTGTCATATTCAGCCTTGTATTGCTTGCCCTTGGTCTGAATATCCTTTTGTCGCTTTGCCTTGTTTTGTTCAAAGTTTCCACGGAGCTTCGCAATTGCGTTTTCCAAGTTCTCGCCTTTGTAAGGTTCGCCACAAGTAGGACACACAAGCACATCGCCATTTGGTTCTGTGAACTGTTCTTTGGCAATGGTCTTGAATTGTTCACGCATATCTACGAGCTTTGTGTTAAGCTCTGCCACCTTATCATCAGTAGCCTTTTTCTCGTTGCGGTAACGTGACACGTTGGTCTGATTGATTGAAAGCTCACCCTCCATCTGCTGAATTTCAGCAATAGCCTTGTTATGCGCTGCGTTAGTTTCCATGCGGATAGCACTCTCACGGTCTTGCAACATCATACGCTTTTGGGATTGCTTGTTGCGCAACTCCATCTTACGCTTATAGGCTTCATCGTTAAGTGCCGACTTGTCGCTAATCTGTGCGTCTATGCCCTTAACGCTGTCTTTCAATGACTTCAACTGCTTTTCAAGTGCCGACCAATCTTCACTTTCGGGCATGAGCTTTTGAGCGGTTTCTATGCTTGCTGGTATTGTGACAAGCGCATCATTACAAGCCTTTTTCTTGGCAGCGACTTCTTTTGCCCACTTAGCAAGGCTCGTTCCGTTCACTTCATCAAGCAAAGCAATGAACTCTGGATTAGTAGCCGCCACTTCTTCATCATCTATGTTGCCAACCATTTCGAGCAACATTTCCTTTTGCGTGTCCGCACTCAATGATGTAAAGAAATACGGGTTGGTAATCATACGGAACACATCTTCTGGTATGATTTCCGATATTTCGGCTTGATACTCTTTCTTGGTGCCTGTGCGCACATCATTGATGAAATACTGTGTTTCGTCTTTCATCACTTCATCAGTAGTACCGTTCACTTTCTGCCACTTCTCACATAATGAGCGTTGCAGTTTTATTTCCTTGCCGTCCACATCAAGCACGGCTGTTACAGAGTGTTCCAGACGATATATTGGCTTTCCGTTCTCGTCATTGGTTTTCACGTTAAAGCCATTAGCACCGTCACTTCTACCTGTGCTGTCCTTACCGAACAAAAGCCACAGATACGCATCATAGAGCGTTGTCTTGCCCGTTCCATTGTCCCCGCATACGGTCGTTATGCCGTCATTGAACGTGATACTAAAATCACGCACACCCTTGAAATTGATAAGGGAAAGGGATTTCAATAAAATTTTCTTCATTGTGCGCCAAATTTGATATTATTACTTTCGATATACTTTTCTCTGATTGTGCGAGCGTCATTCAGCACTGTTTGCACATTCTCCACATAGCGAATGTCAATAAGCGGAATGTTGTTGTAGCAAATGTAAAGCTGCTTTTGGAACTCCATTACTTGCACTACTTTCAAAGACTCACTCTGCATCACCGCCTTACGTTGTTCGGCTTTGCGTTCTTGTCTGCCTTTCAGATAGGCAGAGATAAATCTGCTAATCCTGTTCATAGTTTCTTATCTGTTGATGATTGTTTTTAATGTTTCAGCATTGTTGAGCTGTTGCAGCTCTGCCCGTGAATAGAAACGCTTTGAGTTGGGAGCGGAACCATTACGTTGTGGAGTTATAAGCCCTTGCTCAACCCACCGCCTTACTCGCATTTCTTGATACAGGCGATATGCCTCACGTTGTGAAACCAAGTCGTTGCTTGGTGTGTTCGTCTGTATTATCGTGGCAGCACCAAGAGCCGCCATTTCCTTACAGATGTTCTTCAATTCGTACAACTCCATCGTAATAGCCATATCATACCCTCCTTTTACGCTTGAAATAATCTCTTACGCTTTCAGTGGAATACTCTTTGTCTATGTAGCATAGCCAAGCAAAAGCCCAACCGCCACAGGCGAATAAGATGTGTCCCCAATTGAAAAACATGGTTACTGTGCAACATAGGGCTATTAACCCCCAAACACACATACCAATAAAATTTACCAATGTGCTTCTACTCATCGTCTGATACTTTAAGCGTTAAACAATTCTTCTGCCTTAACGCCAAGATGTTTAGCGATAAGGGTTGTTCTCAATTCGTCTGGCTTCTGTGTTCCAGCAAGCCAACACCTTACAGTAGTAGGGTGTACCTTAACGAGTGCCGCAATATCATTCACCCATGCTGTTTTTGGAGCTTGTGGGCGTTCTGTTGGCAGCGCATCGTATAGCTGGCGAAACTTTGTTTTCTTCTTATACTTCATTTTCTTGCTGATTTAATGTGTTTTACAGACATATTTTTATATCTTTGCAACACTATTATTGTCATTGTGTTGCAAAGGTAAACAATTTACCTAAACCAACCAAATAATTTAGGCAAAAAGTTTATGGTGAGTATGTAATAAAGTTTTATAAACATTAGAATAGTGTTGATAATGAGTAAGTTAGACAGATATAAAATTTTGATACGCCACCTAACAAAAACAGGGTTTGTGGCAAATCAAAGGGAGTTGGGGCAGAAAATGGGATATAATAATCCCTCTGCGTTCTCGCAAGTAATCAACGGGAAGACGCAAGAGCCTAAACTATTTACCCAAAAGCTAAAGAACATTGTACCAGAATTAAACCTTGATTGGTTAGAAAATGGCACAGGCACCATGTTTGGTGAGGAATATTGTGAAGATACTGCAAACAAACAGGTACAGGTGAATGATGATAGCCTTGAACTTATCACAGCGGGCGGGGAGGCTTTCTCCAATATGATTGTCCGAATGATGAATGAAAAGCAGATTGCACCTTACGGTTTGCTTGCTGATAAGGACGCACAGATTGCCGACCTCAACAGGCAGATTGGCAAGTTGGAGGCATTGTTGGAAGTTGCCAAAAAGGGAACTGCCCCAGCGGTCGGCAATGCCACTGTTGCAGATGTAGGGTAACACCATTTGGCAAAGTACCCAAGTATTAACATTAAAACAAAGAGATATGAAAGAATACTATCGTATGGTTATTGAGCTTTGCAAGCAAAGCATACACCAAGTAAATTCAGAAAAGAGCTTAGAGGTTCTGGTAGAGTTGGATAAGGCTATCACAACAGCAAGGATTAAGGGCTTACCCTTTGAAGAGCTGCAAGAGTTGAAAGCAGATGTCGAACAATTAAGAACTATCGCATGAAAAAGATATTGTTAGGTCTGCTGCTAACAATTAGCGTGGCAGTTCATGGACAAATTAAAAACGCTGGATGCTTTCTACGCATGATAGACCCACTTGAAAACGAGGCGCTATCAGACACGAATGATAGCGTTGGAATTTCGTTTGAATGTAACTCTATGAATTACTTTGTGGAAGTTACTATTGAAAATCACTCAAACTAAATTATAGCATTTTATTGGGACAAATTTCTTATCATAGACGGGAACACAAGTCAGCCGATTATTTTTGACGATACAGTGATTGCATTTAAGGACGTACCTAAAGGAAAAAGTCAAGTTGCACCAAAAACAAAGGTGTACCGAAAAATAACGGCAAGGGACAACATAGAATACCCGACACCATTCTATACAAAGAAATATATAAAGATACGCCCTCGTCAAATTGGCTTTCTCGTTCCAATAGACTATGAAAACAGGAGCGAAAGTTACAAGTGTGTTATTGAAGTATATATTCCACAAAAATGAATACACCAATAAGCAAACAGATAATGGAGCGTTTCTATTGCGCTTTGGATGCAATAGTGGCGATGAAAAAGATACGAGGTGTAAACACCTATTGCCGCCTGTACGAAATAGACAGGCGTAACCTCATAGCCAACCGTAAGGACTTGGATAGGGGGTGGTTTCAAGTTTCATGGATGTACCCGATGATAAAGGACTTTGGAGTAAATGCCAAATGGCTAATGTTGGGTGTTGGAAAGATGTTTGAAGAATGATAACCGTACTTGTGATTATCTTTTTTGTTGGTCTGCTTTGGGCGTTTGGTAAGCGACAGACTGCAAACAATGGTATCTACCAACCAACAGCACAACCAACGAAGAGAAAGCGGAAACGCAAATCAAAGGTGCAATCATGGCAGAAACAACAAAAGCAGATTTGGAAAGCCAAAGCAAGGTCGGCAATGCTCAAAGCAAACTATGTCTTTCTATCCATAGACGAGGCAAACGAGTTGTTCACATACAATCATTCGGCAGACGAAATGAAGTTGCTTGATGTCGTTCTTGACGCAACGCTGGACGGAAAGGATTATGTGCAAATAGACCGTTCGCTATATGAGCGCATGAAATCAGAGAAAGCCTTGAAAAGGCAAATGGATAAGGAAAAAGAGTGTCAGAAATAGGCACTCTTTTTTCGTTTCGTCCAAAATCGAAGTTAGCGTGTTCTTTCCCCCATACC